TAACTTGCCTACATAATATACAAGGTCAATCTATATTTATATATGGCTATCATCCCACCACAACGAAAATCGATATCTCAAGTAAAGGCGCAGTTGTTAAATCCTGCAACAACTTCTCATTTTCAGGTGAGTGTTTCTTTTCAGAATAGTAGATTCGATAAATTTAAATCTGAAATAGGATTAAATTTAGATCAAGGTAGGTTAAACTTACTTTGTTCTGAGACAACTCTACCCGGATCAAGATTTTTAACATCAGAAATTAATAATAATCTTCCGGGTGTAAGAGAGAGACATGTATATCGAAGAAGTTATGATGACCAAATCAATCTCACTTTTTATTGTGATGCTGATCAATATCTTCCGATAAGATTTTTTGAAGCATGGATGAATTTTATCGCAGGTACAAGTATAAGTGAAAATGTTGCTAGTCAAAAATATTCTTATAGAGTGAAGTTCCCAGATGAATATCAAAAAAATTCGTCATTGGAGATAACAAAGTTTGAGAAAAATTTAGATTCAAGAAGAAAAGTAAGACCTCTTACATATAAGTTTGTTAATTGTTTTCCACTCGCAATTAATTCAATGCCTGTATCGTATGATGGATCAAACCTTCTTAAGTGCACTGTTGGCATGGCTTATTCAAGATACTTTATCGACAAGGCTCCAGCAGGAGTCATCACTAGATTTGCGAATGCACTTGGTAGAAGAATTCAGAGAGGAAGAAATATCAGTGCTTTAGTTGATGATACTGGTTTAAGTCGTCGTGATGCTGCTATCATTGAATCAGGAGGATTTGTTGAAACTCTTATTGATTAAACCCTGCTAAATAAACTTACTGAATTGTAACATTATGCCATTACCAAAAATTGCAACACCAAGTTATGAACTTGAATTACCATCGACAGGAAAGACAATACAATACAGACCTTTCTTAGTAAAGGAGGAAAAACTTCTTGTCATCGCTCTTGAAAGTGAGGATACAAAACAAATCACAAATGCGATCAAAGCTGTTATTAAATCATGTGTGTTAACAAAAGGAATCAAAGTTGAAACACTCCCCACATTTGACATTGAATATTTGTTTTTAAATATCCGTGGCAAATCAGTTGGTGAAGATATTGATGTCAATTTAATTTGTCCTGATGATAATGAAACTGAGGTGAGTATATCTGTCAACCTTGATGATATAAAGGTTCAAAAACCTGATGGTCATTCAAATCAAATTAAACTTGATAATAATTTAATGATGGAGTTGAAGTATCCATCACTCAATGAATTTATTAAAAACAATTTTGATCCGAACGATACTTCAAAGAATCCAATGGATCAATCGTTTGATTTAATTGGATCTTGTATAAACAAGATATACAATCAAGATGAAGTATGGGCAGCTGCAGATTGTTCTAAAAAAGAAATCACTGACTTTTTAGATTCAATGAACTCAAGTCAATTTAAAGAAGTTGAAAAGTTTTTTGAAACAATGCCTAAATTAAGTCACACCTTAAAAGTTTTAAACCCTAAAACAAATGTAGAGAGTGACGTAGTGCTTGAGGGATTGGCATCTTTTTTCGGTTAGCCATGGCTCATAACAATCTGGAAAACTATTTCAGATTAAATTTTGCCATGATGCAGTACCATAAATATTCTTTGACTGAAATTGAAAATATGATACCTTGGGAACGAGATATCTATGTTGGATTATTACAATCACACCTTGAAGAAGAAAGGTTAAAGGAGCAACAAAGAAAAGCCAATGGATGAGATGAATCCAGCATTTGAGAATTTTCTCAACAATATGTCAAGACTCGGTGGCACTCCCAGAGAGACAACGAGAAGGGTTTCTCCAGCAAAATTTTTAGGCACTGATGTCATAGCAGCACAAGTTGCAATAAATTCAAGAAAGATAACAATATTAAAGAATGTAATTCAAGCAAGAAGAGTATCAACAGGATCAATGTTGGCATCTTTATCAGCTGGATCTGTAGGTGTTACAAAAGAAATCATGGACATCAAGGAAACGATGTCGTCTATATTAGCAACATTGATTGCACAAGAAAAATTTGAAATGAGAAAATTCCTCGACACTCAAAGAAGAGAGGAAAATGCAAGAAGAAGAGGAAGGGAAACTGATTTAGAACAAGAGAGACCAAATATTATAGAGAGAGGAGTTGATAAAGTATTACAACCAGTGAGAAATATATTTTCAAGAATCATAGGATTTTTTACAAAACTATTTTTGGGAAGAATACTAATTAAATTTTTAAATTTCTTTTCTAATCCAAGAAACGCGGGCATTCTTAATTTTATTGCAGGGTTTATAAGCACAGTATTTCCAGTGATTCTTACTGGTGCAGCGGTCTTTGCAATCGCTGTCAAAGGTTTAATACCTTTAATATCAGGTGCCACTGCCTTGTTACTAAGAGCAGCAGCGATTTCTACTGGTTTGGGAATAGTACCCAATGCAGGTCTCATAGCAAGAGCCACGGGATTACAAAAATTTCTAAACAGGTTTCAAGGTGCGAGAATAACAAGATCAGCGAATAGATTTACTGAGGGTGCTGGAAAAGTTTTAAGAACTCTTTTCGTGAGAAGATCAAGTGGTGGTATCGTTCCGGGGTCTGGTAGTAATGACACAGTTCCCGCGATGCTAACACCCGGTGAGGTTGTGATAAGTAAACCTGCTGTTGATAAGTTTGGTTTAAGTAATCTTTTAGCAATCAACGCAGCTGCAGGAGCAAAAAGCAAACCAAAGTATAGAGGTGGTCGATTCTATGCGAATGAAGGAGGGGAAGTTGTAGACTATCGATTCACTCCTAGTTTCTTGGATCGCGTGTACACTGAAACCAGTGGTTCACTCGAAGATGGTACGTATAAAAGTACAAGTCGTATCATGAGTCTTGAGGAGACAAAGGAGAAATTAGCTAAGGCATACGCTGAAATGGGTATGGAGATACTTCCAGGCCAATTTCTTCCAAATGTAGGTGGAAAAGTATTTAATGCTGCCTCAGAAATATCAAATCAATACGCTCCGGGATCTTTAGAAAAGATAATGAAAGAGACTGGAATGTCGAAAGAAGATGTTCAATTTATGATAAACTCTCAGATAAAGGGAACTGATGAGTATCACATGAAAAGTGTCGCTGATAGTATAAATCTAAACTCAGCAAAATTTAAACCAAAGAATAAAGGAAACTCTCTTATAAACTTAGCACCTGTGACATCAAACATGATGGGTGAGATGGAGGATGGAGGACTTGGTTCATTTAATGAATTAAATAATCAAGATGATACTGATTCTTCATTTGATAATGAATTGTTTGATATTAATTTAGAAAAACCTGATAATAGTAAAATGCAAACGTTGGGAATGGCACCATAGATGATTAATACAAATAAGTTATTACCAACGGCATCAGGAAAATCACAATCACTGATTGAAAATCTTACTGTAATAAAGAAAGATGTTGTAAAAATTAATTCTTTGCTGAAAGAAAGACTCGTTTTAAGTAAAGTGAGATACGCTATATTAAAACAGAATGAAGAAAGGAGGAAAAGACAAGATAGAGAAAGTTTACTAGAAACAAGAAAAGAAACAAGAGATCAGTCTGTCACACCTAGTAAAAAGAAAAAGAAACGTGGATTATTATCTAATTTATTAGGTGGAATATTTAAAATTTTTACAAGTGGTGCTTTTAAATTTATTCCATTGCTTTTAGGATTTGCCAAGAAAATCGCTCTCGCCATTGGGCCATTTACTTTAATTACATCCGGAGTCATATTAGCTGTTGGAAAAGTTCTTGATAGTGTTCAAGACGCAGCTAACAAAGCAAGAGGTGTGAATAAAAAAGATATAGACAGTAATACTTTACAAGGCACAATAGGTGAATTTGGAAACAGTATACTTACTTTATCTACAGTTTTGTTAGGTAATATCTTGACTCAACGAGCAATAAACAGAGCCTTAAGTAGAAATATGATGACTGAGGCTGAGGTTATTGATAGATTGACATTGATGGGAAGACAACAAAGGGCAGCAAAATCTGGAAGGACTTTTAAAGGTAGACCAACAACGATAGAAGAATATTTAGATTTTCAGGATTTTGAAAAGAAAAGAAGAGTAACCACCACTAGACCGGACTACAGCATGAACCCCTCTAGTTTTGGCGCAATGTATGGTATGCAAGATGATCTTAGGGATGTAATTGAAAAAGGTTCTCCGGAGGAAAAGGCAAGAGTAACACAAATGTTTCTTGATTTGGATGAGGATACACCTACTGCTACAAGTGGTGGGAAATCAAAAGGATCCAAACCAGTTCGTGTAAGAAGAGATAGAATAACGGGAGATATTTTGGTTGGTTTAAATCCAGACATCAAGGCTGAAGAGGAGTTGTTAAACAAAATTTTAACAAAAGAACAACAACTTGATCTTTTCAGAAAGGATGCACAAATAAGAGAGAATGAGCAGAGAGCGAGAACTGAATCTCTAATGGAAGATCCAATTGAACAACAAAGAAGAAGATCAGCAGAGGGTGAGGGAATGTCTGGAACAGGGAGAAGGGGGACAAAAAATGTTAGAAAAGGTAGATTAGGGACAACAAGTTTTAGAATCGAAGATCCTGATGGGAGAGTGCTTTATAGAACAGGTGGTCTCACAATAGCAGATAAAATGAAAAATCAATCCATAGATGGAAGTTTAGCAAAAGTTGCGAAAAAAGGTAAAGTATTTAGAAGAGGTTTGGGAAGGGCCACTGGTCGTGGATTACTTAAATTTCTAGGTAAAAATCAAGTGAAAGTGCTTAGAAAATTTATTAATAATAGCATTGGAGTAATACCGTTTTTGGGTGATTTCATAGGTTTGTTACTCGATATTTTTCTATTTGGTGAACCTCCCGGAAGAGCAGCATTCATGGCCATTGGTGGATTACTTGGAAGTTTTCTTGGTGTATTTGCAGGTGGACTACTTGGCCCACCCGGAGCGATCGTTGGTGGAATACTAGGTGGAATTGGTGGAGATATTATCGGTGCATTTGCTTATGATTTATTTTTTGGAAGAAACACAAGATTTGGTCAACAATTCGGAAAGAGCATGACTAAAAAAGGATTACTAAAAGGTGGATTAGCGACTGGTGGTATTGCAACCTTTGGTAAATACATGTTAGGAGAGGAAGGCCCAGAGATGGTTATTGACGCAGACTCAACTAAGAAGATCGAAGAAGTTGCTCCCGGATTCTTAGCAGCGTTAAATGATGCAGACGCAGGAGAGGTTCCAGAAGTGCTAAGAACTTACGCATCATATGAGGGAACTGCTGGAAGAGAAAGATTGATACCAGTGCCAGTGCCACAAAAAGAGGAGACTGGAACACAAGATATTTTAATCATGGAATCACCATCAATGGTTGCCTCATCACCTTTTTCACAACATTATAGGAGAGGATAAATGGCAAGAGGAACAAGGGGCAGTGGATTCATAGATAAAAGAAATAAATATGAAAATTGCTCAATATCAAAAGCAATTGTAACGTCTAATGTTGATGGATCAGAGGTAGATTTAAGAAAATGTGTTGACTGCCAATACTCAGAGAGTATGTTTTCTGATACGATTGAAGTAACTTATCTAATTTCAAACTCAGGTGGAACGATAAATGGAAAAAATTTATTAGAGGGATTACCATTGGTAGGAACAGAGGATTTTGTTCTTGCAATTACAGATCCTTTAGATAACACAATTGAAGTAAACTTAAATGTTAATAAGGTAACACCAGTCACAAAAGATACGCAAAAGGAGGATGTATTATTAAGTTTAACATCGGAGGAGTTTATTAGAAATGAAGAGAGGACAGCTTCTGTTGTAAAAAGATATGATGGAAAGATATCTGAGAATATAAAAAAAATAATCACTGATAATTTAAAAACAGAGAAAGAACTGTTTATTCAAGAGACAGCTAATAATTATAATTTTATTGGTAATACTAGAAAACCATTATATGTCATTAATTGGTTGGCAAAAAAATCAGTCCCCAGTGTTGATGGAAAGTTTGGAGAGACTGCAGGATATATGTTCTTTGAAAATGCTGATGGATTACATTTTAGATCAATTGATAGTCTTTTTGCACAGGAACATATAAAGTCCTACGTATATGGAGGGCAACCAGAATCCTCTCTTGCTTATGATGGTGAGATTGTAAATCTATTTGCAGATAACAGATTTGTTGCAAATGAAAAATTAAGAATGGGTATTTACAAAACAAGATTGGTAACGTTCAATCCTCTTAATTGTGAGTACAAAATAATTGAGCAAGATGCCTCTGAAACCGAAGAGGGCACATCCCGTGCTGGTAGGGAACTTCCAACTCTTAACAAAAAGTTCTCTTCGGCAGCGACAAGAACAACATATTTTATCAAAGATACAGGAACTTTGCCAACAGGTGGTGTAGATGAACAAGTCAAAAAAAATGATCAAGAGATTTTTGAGGTTGAAAGGATATTAAATCAAGCTGTAAAAAGGTATGGTCAATTTGCAACAGGTAGTGTTGAGATTGACATCGCTCCTGATTTTTCACTGAGAGCAGGGCAAACTATTTTTATTGACACATCCTCTGGAGATAATGAGGGTGATCAAGAAACAGACAAGCAAATTGGAGGAAAATATTTGATTGGATCATTAAAGCACGTAATTAGACAGGGAAAAGGACAAACGAGACTTGGATTAATTAGAGACTCTGTTGGTAGGGAAGGAAAACCACACAGTGGTAGCATGGTGAACAAATAATTGCTATAATAATAAATACAAATGTAGGATCAAATTAAGCAAATGAAATCAATCGAAGACCACATTCAAAGAGACAAGGAGATCCTT